TGTGGCTTTTTGCCATTCAAATCTCATGGCATAATAACACAAACCTGATAATTTATGGTCTGTTGTCCATCCAGGTGCACCTCCCGAACTGTCTATGTCGCTGAACACACCAGAACCATCAGATGCTGACACTTGGTCATCTCTGCCATCAAAGAATTGCACTTTCAATCTGTCTTTGTATACTCCACCTGTTGCTGTTGCGACAACGCCATGTGCATAACTTGAAAGTTCCACAGGATTGTCATCTATTATTAATGCTTCTTGTCCAGTTGAACCTGAAACAGGTGCTATCAAACCTTTACATTGTCCTTCAGCAAAGACAATGGCAACATAAAGATATTTGTTGTCTGTGCCATTTGTAGAAACAAAAACACGGGTGCCTCCTATTAACCTATGTCCATAAACTATCGGAACAGGTTGGGCACCTCCTTGGAAATTTAGTTGAATACCATCTACTATCTGTGCACCTTGATCTCCAGTCATTGCAGGAATGCTTGGTGATGTTGAAAAAGGAGATGCAACAACACCAACAATCTTGCCAATTACTTTGCCAATTGCTCCACCAATTTTTTTTAGTCCTCTTTTTATCTTTCTGAATATGCCCATTACAACCTAGCCTTCCAGATAGCATCAGTTTGGAAAAATTGTCCATGACTGAAAAAATCTTTAATCTCACGTTCGTCCATGCAGATACCATTACGAGTTACAAAAACGGCATCACAACTATTTTGTTTGCCAATGTCATAAATCATCTCGAACATAACGTCCATACTATCAATATCTCTCAAAGATGGTTGGATATATGCCATGTCAACATTGACAAATTTGTCTTCATTGAATGTGTTTTTGTCAAATAATAGTATAGCGAATCCACACATTTCATCATTGTGGAAAAGTCCTATCACAGTTTGATCAACTGCAACAAATGTTCTTTTGGCCTCAACATTTAACATCTCTCTGTCGAATGTTTTATCATTGTAACCTTTCTCTGTCAAACTTTTTATCAACAGAGTGTAAAATGCCCCAAAATCTTTTGTTTTTAATATTCTTGCATACATTATGGTTGCCCCCATCTAACATCTTTCTTTAAAGCACTGGCAAACTCCATGCCCTCGTCCTTTGGAAAGAATAATTGTTGTGAACCTATCGTGGTCTTTCTGCCTGTTGTTGCTTCGAAGTTTATAAACTTGCTTGAACAGTTTAGGCTCAATGTCGCTGTTGTTTCCTCTTCACTGACACTGAATCCGTTGATGCTTCCATCAAATATCATGTAGACATCATCTGCTGAGAAAGAATAATCATTGCCAAGTATGATCCTATATACAACTACCCGCCTGCCATTCAGTGACTTGCCACTGTCGTTTGTGTGTGTTACCAACGCCGCTAGAGTGGTTGTGTCAACGGCGGTGAACAACATATCCAAAGATTGTATCTGTAGATCTGCTGTCTCTTTGAGATTGCCAAAATTTATGAACTGTCCTTGTGAGACATAAGAAGTTGAAGATGAAGTTGGTGTGCTTACAGTTAGGTCAACGTTGGCTGTTGTGTATTGCACAACGTTATCATTCTGTGGGTCACTCTTTAAATGTAATTGTATAAGTTCCGCATAAAAGATATTGGAACCTTCCAGTTTGGTTACGGTTGACGATGCTATCAGTCTTGTCATTAGATATCCTCACGAACTTCAATTTCATATGTGTATAATAGGTCAGGTCCCACTGAATAACTGTGTTGGTTCTCCACGAAAAATACTTTCACAGGCACATCATTGTAAGTCACAGTGCCAGTTGCATCAACAACCAATGGTGGGAATATCTCCAACACATCTACTGATGATCCGTCTAGGTTGGCATCTTCTGTCAACATATAGACTTTGTCGTGATTTGAAAATTTTATGATGTCACCTTTCTTGAGTGTTCCTGATCCTCCTGACACAGGAATTTTGGTTGATCCTTTTTGGTTGTCGTATTCTGGACTGACACTTGAATCTGCAACCACTGACACTGTGCCTGATGCTGTGCCTGTGGTTGATCCAACAACCGGTGGCACTACCGTGAATGATTCAAATGCACCATTTTGGTTGACTATGAAACTGTAGATGCTCATGAAATCTGATCTGTCCAATGGTGGTGATTGTAAAACAAATGACCAATATTGTCCACCTGTCTTTGATCTCTGCACCTTGCCAGTGACAGATGTTGTTTCTCTCACTGTGACATTGCTGTTCCAATTAAGTGTTGTAAAATTTGTTGTGGGAAATGTTCCGCTCATGTTCTTATACCGTTATGGCCCTCTTGCCTCTTTCTCTCATTGCTTTGTTAATTAGTGAGACTATCATGTCCTGTCTCGTGACCAGTAGGTCATCAAAGTCTGAAGTGTCAATGGCTTGTATGTTAAAGTTCACTGTGATCTGTCCACCCATGGCCGCTCCGTTTGGAACAATTGATCCTGTCTGGCCTGGAACGAACAATTCTGGTCCACCTTCTCCAACAATGTAGCCTCTGCCCCTCTGCACCAGTCCACCTTCTTCCCTACCTGGGAACTGCTGTGACCTTATTGCATTTACCTGTGCGAAACCAGATGCAGTCACAAGTGCCGCCGCCGCGAAGTTGAATGGTGGTGGTAAACTTGTTAGTGCCCTAGTGGCCGCAAGATAGGTGTTCTGTATCGCTTCACTGATCTTGATTGCTTTTTGTATGTTAAAGAAAGTTTCATTCTGTGTTGCTAATGTATCAATAGTTGATTTGGCCTGTGCAATGGTAACTGCCGCCGCATTCTTTTCAAGAACTTCTCTGTTTTTGTAAAATTCGAGGTCACCCTGCCTTATACCTTGTATTGTATCAAGTGCTTTTTTCTTTTTCTCTTCTTCTGCTTTTCTGGCATCTTGAGCGGCTTGTTCTTCTTCTTGCCTTTCTTTGTCCGCTAATGCTTGCCTTTTACCTGCATAAAATTCTTCTAGTTCGTTGATACCTCGTAAATATTTTTCATAAGATATTGCACCAGAGTCTAGTGATTCATTTAATAACTGATTCTTTTCTGCTTCTTTCCTTGCGAACTGTTCCAGTTCTGTTTCATTGAGAAGCAATATTTCTTCTACCTGTTTTCTTTGTTTTTCAAATAATTTTTTCTTTTCTTCTGCTTCTTTTTTGGCCGCTTTCAACGCCTGTTCTCTGGCCATTTTTTCTTTTAGTTTTGCCGCCGCGGCTTCTCTGGCCGCATCTATGTCTTTCTGTGTTGTGTCTGTGCTTTGTTTTGTTGCATCAGTGGCATCTTCTGTAACGTCTATCAATGCTAATAATTCGTCTTTGAAAAATACAACACCCGCAAAAGTTGCCGCCACAAAAGCCGCTGTCAACGGATTAGCCGCCATGGCCAATGTTAATCCGACCACTGCTCCTCTCAAGGCAAGTATTCCTGTTGCTAATTTTCCAAATTGTATTATTGCTACACTTATTCCAAGACCTGCCAGCACCGCTTTTAAAGTATCTAAGTTATCTCTGACAAATATTATTGCGTTACCTAATGTTTCACCTAATGCATGAGCGGCTGACCTGTTCTCATCAGTGAAACTAATCAAATCATGAGTCACCAACGTTATTGCATCTGTAAGTCCACCTTCACCTATGGCATTGGCTACCTCAGAAAATTGGTCTTGTAAATTTGAAAGGGCACCTGTTAGTGTTTTTAATTGTCTGTCAATTGCACCTTCGAAATCAGTTTTTCCAATTTCATTGAGTAGATCAACAATGGCCCTGCCATCATTGTCAATTTGCTGTGATGTGCCTCTAAATGTAACAGTTAATTTTTCACCTTCAGTCTTAACTTTTATACCCAACTGTTTGAGCATCTCAAATTCACCAGTGGTTGCGTTGAATATTGCTCTTGCAACTGAATCAATCCTCACGTTCATACCAGCCGCAATGTTACCAACGTTGGTCATGAATTCTGTTGTTGGAATCAATCCTGCGTTTCTAAATGTTATGAATGCAGTTGTAACTTCTTCTAATTGGAAGGCTGTGCCCGCTGTGAATCTTCTTATTAGGTCAAAGGATTGTCCTGCCGCTTCTAATGAGCCTTCAATTGTTACAAGTGTTGCACGTAGGTCTTCAAACTTTCGGATAGTGCCAATGACACTTCTTCCTAAGTTTACAAGTCCAATTGCACCCAACGCCCCTGCCGCTATTTTGGCCGCAGGTCCAAGACCACCCAGACTAGTTTTTAATTTGTCTGTTTCTTTGGTAAGCCTTCGGATCTCACGATCACGGGCCTTGATTGCAATCTCTATATCGCTCATCTATGTCTTCGACTCCTCGCCGTTGTCATTTGCTTGTTGGTAGCATCTGTTTCCAATTTGAGGTATCCTAACCACAAATCAATTTCCAACACCGAAAGTTGCATAACTTCCTCAAGGCTTTTTTTGAGCCTATCAGCCAACATTAGTAGCAACCTTAACTCCGGGTTGGCTTTTATTCCTTTGATGCAGTGTCAACAGGTGCCCTGTGTTTGGCATTGTTGATCTCCGTGCATACTTTTGTTATAACACCTGGGTCAGCCTCATTCAGTAAAGTGAACCTGTCTGAGTCAGAGAATATCCTCTTTCCGTCCTTGGTCCTTGCCTTCACTAATAGACTTTCCACTAGTGCCTCAACCATCTTTCCTTGAGCCTGTAGATCAAGAATTTTGGCCTCATCTTTGAAAGGATAAGTTTTTCTGTAATAGATATCCATATCCCATTCATCAACGTGTGTTTTTTCCATATCACCAGCAATGGCTGACTGATAATGGTTTTGTATTTTCTTAATTGCATTTGTCATGTTTTATCTCCTATTTGTATTTTCTTGCAACTGCCTTCGAGGCTGGTCGTGTGATTCCTCTCGGCGCTTGTTTTGAATATCCAGCGTCTAACCGTTCAGCATAAGGAACTTTGTTGATGACACTAAAGCCATAACGTCCTTTCCTTTGTTTTTTCCATGAACGTTTAGCACGACCAGAACGAACTGGCGTGATACGTCTTGCTTCATCAAAAGTATCTGTGGACACCCGGGCCACCAAATCATCAATCTGTTTAAAGATTTTTTTGGTTGCCTTGTCAGTGCCTTTCACTCGGACTGATATCATAATAGTTTTTATCCTACTATAATGCTGTCTTTGTTAAAGCGCCTGAACCTTGGAAAGATATAGATGCTTCAACCATTCCATCAAAGTTTGCTGTGATAGAATGACCTGTTATCAATACGTTTCCTGTAAGTTTAACACCAGTTGTTTCACCTGATGGATACAATTCTATTGCCTGAGCATCGCTTCCGATTGCTGAGAACAATAAATTTTGTGCATCGTCGTCGTCTCTGAAGAATACATCCGCTGAACCTGAAAAGTTGGATAGACCACTTTTATAAGTTCTGAACGCACCATCAGAGGACATTGTTGTGTCTTCAATTGTATCTGAGGTCTGCTCAATATTAAACGAACGCACCGAGGCGACGGTTATATTTGAACCTGACTGGTTGAACTTGATAGTTCCTGCTTCGCCAGTGTATGTTCCTGTGTTTACTGCCATTTGTTTACTCCTCTATTTTAAAGTCAAAATCTTCCGGACCTGGAAGATCTATTTTTGTTGTGGGTGCAACAACAGGTTC